TTCAAGAGGCTATGTTCTTGGCTTGGATAGGAGACGGGTCTTTATACGATCAGAACATGCGGCACTGAACAGTTTACTACAGTCCGCAGGCGCTATCGTTATGAAGAAAGCCTTGTGTTTGTTGCAGGAATATGCTACAATATGGGGTATACAACACAACATTATAGGAAACATTCACGATGAAATCCAGACAGAAGTCAGACAAGAGAAAGCAGAGGTTTTCGGAAGACTGGCAGTCAGCTGTGTTGAAGCAGCAGGACACCACTACAAACTCAACTGCCCTCTCGCCGGAGATTACAAAGTTGGAGACAGTTGGGCAGACACACACTAAACAATGTATTGATTGTGGAACAGAGCTTACGCTAGGAGGTAACTGGACAGAAGCTAGGCAGAATCAGGGGAAATATGTTTGCAAACCTTGTTGGAAAAAGAGAGACGCTAAGAGTATGTTTGTCAATGGTAAGTACGTCTCCAACAAACACCCCCTGTACAAAGCGGGACGTTACAAGGGCTTTGAGGATGCAGCCTTTAGCTCCTTAGAGAACTTCAAGGACAACCCACAGGGTCAGGTTTATGTCATTACCAACCCTGCGTGGGAAGGTTGGGTCAAGGTAGGGATGGCAGTGGACGCAGAGGATAGAGCAGGTAACTATCAAACATCCTCACCTTACAGGGACTATGAGTTAGCCTATGTNGTAGANACACCAGACCGCAGGGCTACAGAGGCTGAAGCACACAAGCGTTTGTCTGACATGTTTGAACANCGCAACGAGTGGTTCAAGTGTGACGTAGAGATAGCTAAACGATGGATTGATTCTGTCATAGGAGAGTTAGATGAAGCGTGTTGAGGATGTAGTACAGGACATCTACGCACTGATGGAAAGCAAGGATGCTGACCCATCTGTAGACGTAGAGGCAGAGATAGACAAGTTTGGTGAGAGCGTCAAGGAACTGATGCGTACTGAGTTTGGTCGGGAAAAGCGAGAGGATAACCGCAAGCTACGCTTGTCTAATATCGGCCGCACTGACCGCTATCTTTGGAATCACTACAACGGTACAGCAGGTGAAGAGTTACAGCCACATACCTATGTCAAGTTTATGTATGGTCACTTGATTGAGGAGATGTTGTTGTTCTTGACTCGTATGGCTGGACACAGTGTCACTGACGAGCAGAAGGTGTGCAAGGTAGATGGTATCGTAGGTCACATGGACTGCAAGATAGATGGTATTGTGACTGACGTTAAGTCTGCCAGTAGCTTTGGGTTCAAGAAGTTCAGGGACGGTAGCTTGGTAGATGATGACCCCTTTGGTTACATAGATCAGATAAAAGCCTATGCTCACGCTTGTGGTGAGACACAGGTAGGCTGGCTGACTATGGACAAGGCCAATGGTCACTTGACTTACCTTAAGTATGATCTTGAGAACACAGACAGTGATAAACTCAAGGAGCCTATTGTTGATAGAGTCCAGAACATCAAGCAGCTAGTTGAAGGTGACGAACCAACTGAGTATTGCTATGACCCTGTACCCGATGGCAAGTCTGGCAACATGAAGTTAGCTATCGGTTGTTCTTATTGTCAGTTTAAAGAACATTGTTATCCTGACATGAGGGTCTTCAAGTATTCATTCGGCCCTAAGTTCTTAGTCAATGTAGTTAATGAGCCAAGAGTAGAGGAGATTACGTTAGATGAAACGGGCTTTTAGATCAGGACTTGAAAAGGATTTATCAGAGAAGCTAGACGGGCAGTACAAGTTTGAGCCTTATGATCTACCTTATACAGTCCATAAGAAGTACCTTCCTGACTTTGTACATGAAGGAAAGGCGGTACTGGTAGAGTGCAAAGGGTTCTTCAGAGTAGGCGACACACAGAAGTACACCGCTATACGAGACTCGATGCCAGAGTGGGAGTTAGTCTTTGTGTTGTCTAATCCTAACAAGAAGGTACGTAAGGGTGGCAAGATAACAATGGGAGAGTGGTGTGACAAAGAAGGATTCAAACACTTCACCATTGAGACAGCCAAGGAATTGACACGGTATATTAAAAGGAAGAAAGTCTAATGGCCNTTACACTAGAAGAACTTAAAGAAAAGATTGTTCAGTCTCTCGATGAAGAGTTGACTTGTGAGTTATTATCAATCACGACATACGATTTAGTAGAGGCNTTTGAACGCAGGATAATTAGAAACTTTGACAGAATAGCAGAGGACTTTGAAGATGAGCATCAATGACGCAACACCAGCAGATTGGGATAGGACACGTAAGACAGGACTAGAGGCGTGGACTNCTATGGCAGAGGAAGAAGCCGCCCATAGTTCTTGGGATAATGNAGTAGAAGACGTAGTAAACCAACCTACACACTACAACACAGGCAACATAGAGTGTATTGACGCAATAGAGGAATCCATGTCCAGTGTTGCATTCAAAGGCTACCTCAAGGGCAACTGCCTGAAATACCTGTGGCGCTATGATTACAAAGGCAAGCAGGTAGAGGACTTACAGAAGGCTGGCTGGTACTTAACTAAACTAACTAAGATTGTAGCAAAGGAGAATAAATAATGGAACAGTATCAACAATTTATACACAAGAGCCGATATGCCCGCTGGTTGCCTGAAGAGGGTAGACGAGAAACTTGGGAAGAGACGGTGACACGCTATGTAGACTTCTTCAAAGACCGTGGACAACTTAAGGGTAAAGACTACGACCTAGTTAAAGATGCTATATACAACATGGACGTTATGCCATCAATGCGCTGTATGATGACAGCAGGGCCAGCGTTAGCCAAGGACAACGTAGCGGGCTTCAACTGTAGCTACCTAGCCATTGACTCGCCACGTAGCTTTGATGAACTAATGTACGTGCTAATGTGTGGTACTGGTGTGGGCTTCAGTGTGGAGCGTAACTTCATAACCAAACTACCTATCATCGCTGAGTCCTTCCACAAGACTGACAGTGTCATCGTAGTGTCAGACAGTAAGATTGGATGGGCTTCTGCTTTCCGTGAACTGATAGCGATGTTGTACGCAGGTAAGATACCTAAGTGGGACACCAGCAAGGTACGTCCAGTAGGGGAAAGACTAAAGACATTCGGTGGTAGAGCCTCTGGCCCTGAGCCTTTGATTGATCTGTTCAACTTCTGTGTAGAGATATTCCAGAAGGCAGCAGGACGCAAGCTAACCTCTATTGAATGTCACGATGTAGTGTGTAAGATTGCTGACATTGTAGTGGTAGGTGGGGTTCGTAGATCAGCCCTTATCAGCCTCTCTAACCTCTCTGATCCTCGTATGGCTAAAGCTAAGTCAGGGAACTGGTGGGAACTTGAAGGACAGCGTAGGCTTGCTAACAACAGCGTAGCATACACTGAGAAGCCAGACTTTGAGTCCTTCCTATCAGAGATGCAGACGATGTACGAAAGCAAGGCTGGTGAGCGTGGTATCTTTAGCCGTGTAGCAGCACAGAAGATTGCAGCACGTAACGGTAGACGTGACAGTGAGCAGGACTTTGGTACTAACCCTTGCTCTGAGATTATCCTACGTAGTAACCAGTTCTGTAACTTGTCGGAGATTGTTGTAAGAGAACGAGATGATCTGGACACCCTCAAGAAGAAGGCAGAAGTAGCGGCCATCATCGGTACTCTACAGGCTACACTAACAGACTTCCGATATTTACGTGGAATGTGGAAAAGAAACACTGAAGAAGAAGCATTGTTAGGGGTCAGCATGACGGGTATTATGGATCACTACCTGCTAAGTAAAGGAGATTCCCCTGATCTGGAGAAGTGGCTTGAAGAAATACGTGATGTGGCTATCAAGACAAACAAGCAGTGGAGTAACTCTCTTGGGATTAACCAGTCTGCGGCTATTACATGTGTTAAGCCTAGCGGTACTGTATCTCAGCTTGTTGACTCTGCTAGTGGTATCCATCCTCGCTTCTCTAAGCATTACATTCGCAGAGTACGTAGCGACAAGAAAGACCCGCTTGCAGTCTTCATGGAAGAGAAAGGATTCCCAGTAGAGCAAGACGTTATGTCACCATCATCAGTGGTGTTCAGCTTTCCAGTTAAAGCACCTGAGACAGCAGTGACTACGTCAGAAGTAGGAGCAATGGAACAGCTAAAACTTTGGAAGGCTTACCAGAATCACTGGTGTGAACATAAGCCAAGTATCACTGTGTACTACACGGATAGTGAGTTCTTGCAGGTAGCACAGTGGATATGGGAAAACTTTGATCTGTGTAGTGGGATTAGTTTGTTGCCATATAGTGACCATGTGTATCAGCAGGCTCCTTATGAAGAGATTACAGCAGAGCAGTATGAGGAGTTGTTAACTACTATGCCAGAGGGTGTAGACTGGGCAGACTTGGGAGACTTCGAGAAAGAAGATAACACGACAGGGAGTCAAGAGTTAGCATGTGTAGGTGGAGCATGTGAAATAGTGTAGTAAAACTAAGGGGCCGCAATGGCCCCTTTTTTATTTGTCATTTCTTTCATCTTCAATTCTTTCTATAAGTTTCTCAGCACCACCACCGACACCATAGTAGTACGCAGACCCAGCAACAGGCAGGTTCTTCATTGTCCTGCTAAACGCCTCAAAGTCCGCTTCTTGGTCAAAGACAACAGAATCAAAAGACTTACCTATTGTATCTAAAACACTAGGAGCAGCAGGCTGTATTAAGTTCATTGCGTAAGAACCGTACTTGCCTTCTTGTAAAAACTTCTCCTTTGTGTACTTACTCATAAAGAAGATTTTAGATAATGACTCAAAGGCTGCATCGTCCATAGAAGAAGTAGCATCTAAATCAAAACCTCCTCTCAAGAAATTTCTTGCATTCTCTACACTGCCTCCCGAAAGACCCATGATAGCCCCATACTTTAACGCCTCTTCAAAAGCCTCTGCAACCTGACCTCTTTGGGCTTTCATAATGATGTTTCTACGCACGAGGTCTAGCTGTTTTAGACCGAAAGATTTTAAAGAGTAAAGAATCCTACCGTTCTTCATGTTTAAATAAGCAGCAGGCATTTCAGATAAAGAGATAGGCTGTACGTCTGACAGCTCGTTCCATAACAGAAGTTTAGTATTGTCCGTTACTCTTCCCGCTTGAAGGTCAGCAATTAAATCACCCATCTCTCCTTCAAATACATTCTTATACTTGTCTACAAGAGCTTGAGGATTATCTCTTGCAAGTTTAGTGTTCTTTAACCAAGAAGCCTTTAAGAAAGTATCTTTACCAAAGCGATCAATCTGTTTAAAACCAGACCATGTTAAACCAAAGTCAAGTATCTTTGTTGCTCCATCCATGTTGGACATCTCAGCAGAAACTTTATTGACTAACCCAAAGTCTTCAGCAGTTAAACCTGCCTTGCCTTTACTTGTTATAGCTTTAGCTGTGTTTGCTATCCCATTAAGATACAGAGAAGAACCTACGTCACCTAGCTGAATCAGAGCAGAATCAAACTGACCTAGAAGAGCCGCATACTGCAAGTCTCTTACAGTTGCAAACACTTTACCCATCGCATTGTTGTCGGCATTAAAACGTGCGCGAAGCAGTAGAGTTAAATCATCTTGCTGTCTAGTGGTCAGGTTCCCTTTTAGTTTAGCCTTTAAAAGAACCTTAGCTATTGAACCGTCTAAATCAATGTTACCATCTATGTTTTTAACCCCGTTGGCTCCGAAGAATTCATGTCTTGCTATCTCTCTTTCTGCTCTATTAATATAAAGTTGAAAAGCTGTAGTAGTATCATGGTAAAATTCTCGCAAGTGTTCAGGTATTGTGTTGTACTTTCTACCTGCTTCTAAAGATTTAGGCTGTCCCTTGCCTCCATGTTTAATAACATTACTTATAGCTTCAGAAGCCGTCACTTCGTCAAGCTCTGTCCAACTAGAAAGTCCTTTCTTTTTAGCCGCAGCTTCAAGAGCATCGTCAATAGCATTAGCCATTTTAGTTCCTGCTCTTGCTTTTAACCCTTCTATATCTTTAACAACCCTTGGGTTATGGTTATTAATGTAAGATATTTTAATACCTGAATCCCTTGCTCTAGCGTATAAAGAATCTAACACTTTACGGCTCTGTTCAAAAGGTTTTTTTAACTCTGGGAAGTGTTTATTAATAACAGTTCGTGCTGTTTTAAACTTACCATCGTTCAGTGCATTCTCTAACTTAACGTACTGAGCTTTTAATATAGGGTCTTTAGTTTTAGAAGCAGCTAACATTTGTTTTAAATAAGGCGCTGACTTTCTTAATGTCTCAGCACTATTGATGTGCAGTTTCATCTCCATGTTTCTTAACGCACCACCAATGCTTTCATCAATGTTACGCACAGCAGTAGACAGTGGCGCACCAATCCTATCCCATGTCTTACCTATCGCGCTTGTAGAAGCAACAGGAGATTGTTTAGCAGCCATTATTTTAGCTGCGTTCTCTCTTGAAACGTAAGCAGGTTTCTTAGAGGCGTGTTTAAATACGTCTATCATCTTTTCTGGAGTCAGACTTAAATCTTTTTGAGCAAGTAACATAGCTTGCGGGTTAGTCACAGGCTTACCGTTAGAGAGGGTAGTGTTCATTAAATGAAAGGCTGTTTTCTCTTCTAGTTTCTGTACTATTTTATTAGCACTTGTAGCGTTTCCTTTCATCCCTGAAGAAGCGTGAGTATTTTGAATTAAATTAATTAATTTTTTGCCTCCGTACTCTGTCGCTTTTGCAGGAGCTTTTACACCAGCCTTATAAAGAAGACCTGCTGTCCTTACAGGAGCAGTAACACCTGCGAAAACTGTACCATAAACAGCAGCAGTAGCTAGCTTATCTATATCCGCTTCATTTTTTAAAAGCTGATTAGTACCCTCATCACTTAGAGCGTAGCCTCCTCCTGCTAGCAGTGTAGGTACAATACCCACAGTGCTTAAAGCAATTGCAGGCACTAACGCAGGATCAAGAACAGCTGTTATACCTCTGCCAGCTAGAGCCATTTCTTGATCTTCACCTGCAACATCAAGAACAGCAGCAGTCATTTGATTTGCTTCTCTTGCTCTTGTTACGTTGTCTTCCTGCATGTACTTTAGACGTTCTTCAAAAGGAAGTTGTAAGACTTCTTTACCGTAAACTTCTTCAGGAGTCTTCCACTCGTCTATAAAAGTTTCAGGGTTGTAAACCCACTCACCAGTAGGCATAACAGCGTCAAGATATAAACCAGCTTTTCTTGATACGTTAAGACCTAAGTCTCGCTGATAGCCAAACTCGTCTAACCTAGTGATTGTACCTACACCTTCTACGCTTTTAGTTTCAGCACCTTCACCAAGACCTAAGTATCTAAAGAAATCACCTACTGCTTTAGCTGATTGAACTTGTGCAGAGGGTTGAGCATACCACGGCTTACCTTCAGGGCTAACTAAATCACGTTCTTTTTGTAAACGTTCTTCAGATAAAGGTGAAGAGTAGTCAGAAATACCTCTAGCTTTTCTTTGCTCTGGAGTTTCAACAGCTTCAGTAGCTTGAATACCAAAAACCATGTTCATTGTTTCTGTTATTTCATCTTGAGAAGTACCATCTTCAAACTTAAATGTTTGTCCATCAACAGTTACTTTAAGCATTAATTTTACTCCCGCTCTACCCTAATTTTTTTACCGTTTGCTAGTGTAACAGTATATGTACCTTTTTTCAGTTGTTGTTCAGGGCCTTCAGCTATGGCTGCATCAACTTTGCTTCTGTTAAGAAGCGTGTCAGAAAGATTAAAGTCCAACATGGATGGGTCTTCCTCTACATTGTCTGTAAAGATTTCTTTAATAGCTTTTGTTTCTGCTTTTAACTGATCCATTTGTTGATTTTTTCTATATTGTTCAGCCCTTACAGCAATAGCCATACCTAATTCATACTGAACTGTTTCACTTAACTCGTTCCAAGCATCATTAGCGTCTACAAGGAAACCCTTTGAAAGAAGTTTCTTTCCACCACCTGTAGCACCTAGTTCTCCTGCGGTTGCTAGTCTTAGCATAATGTTTTTAACTTGTGTCGGAGATACCTTAATACCTTCAAGTTTTTTGTCCGTTACTTTAGAGCTAGTCTCTAAATCTATAGGCTCAATACCTTCTGCTGTTTCGTGACCAAAGATTCTCTTTACGCGGCCGCCACCAGAATCAATAGTGAACTGACCTGCCATCACTATACCATCAGGTGTTTGATAAGGTGTTAAGTTTGTTACCTTTATTTCTGGATTCTCAGTTTTTTTAAGAGTGTTTATTACAGAGGTTATTTGACCGGAAGGTATGTTGTCAAGAGCACCATTTTGTGCAGCTATGTAACCTTCACTGTCTTTAGAAATACCTGCAATTGACATAGTGTTTAACAGCCCTACTCTGTCCGCTTCAGTTTTTGCGAGAGCAGCCGCTGCTTTAGCCTCTGCGTCTCTTTTGTCACGATCTAACTGTAAAACTAAACTTTGACCTACAGAAGTAGACATGGTTCTATCTAAAATTTGTTGAGCTTCTGACGGTCTGCCTAACTCAGTTAAACGAGTAGCTACCGCAGTTCTTGTCTTACCTTCAAGTTCTAACTCACGCATAGCCGTAGCAGTCTTAGCAGCACCAGCATAGTCACCAGCAGATCGTTGTAAATTTGTTATTGTTTTTAAATACTCAGGCTTATTGGGGTCTAGCTTTGCAAAACCAGCACCTAACGCCTCTTGTGTAGACATTCTGCCTGTAAGTCCACGCAGTCTCTGGTTCATCTTTTCTGACTGTCGTTGTCCAAACTGCATACGCCAGTCTTGTGGGTTCGTTGCAGAAATAGGCTGCTGTGTGCTTTGTACTCCAGTAAGGAGTCCTAATAAATCTTGTCTAGCCATTTAAAGTTCTCCTTATATGTCTAATAAATCAATAATATCTTCTAGTAAACCACCACCCGTAGTAGGCATAGTTCCGTCACCTATTCCAGAATATATCTCTGCAATTCTAGCTTGGTCTAATGCAGATGGTTGTTGACCTAAGAGAGCCTCTAAAAGACCTTCGCCTTGTTGTAGTTGTAAACGGCTTGCTAAGTCTGAAGCCTGTAGTCTACCTTCTAAACCAGCTCTTTGTAGCTGTGAAGACAGTTCAGTACCCTCTCTACGACCGATGTCTGCAAATCCAGCAGGTATTCTACTAGCTTCCAACATAGACAACGCTTGTTGTTGTGGTTGATAACCTGCGGCCTGTAGCATACCACCCAGTTGAGCAGCTTGTGATTGTTCAGCCATTGACTGCTGACGCGCACCTAAGTTAGCACGAGCCATAGCTTCCTGTCGTGCAGTTTCTTGAGCCAGTAACTCAGGAGAAGAACCACCGTAAAGAGCAGAGCCTAGTCCTGAGCGCCCTTGTGACAGCATACGCTCTTCTAACCGTAAACGCTGACGTTCTTCTTCAGGACGCTGTACGGCTCTCATTTGCTCGTATAGTGCCGCTTGTGCTAAAGCAGGGTCTGCACCTACCTGACCGAATAAAGCACCTGCTTGACCCTGTAAAGCCGTCTGTTGGGCTAGTTGCTCTGGAGACAGGTTGATGTCAAAACCACCTTCAGCCGTAGTACCTACGTTGGCTAACCCACTGGTAACAGTGTAGGGTCTGAACTCTGTGCCTGCTGCTGCTTGCTCACCTAACGCTTGCATTCCTGTTTGTGTTTGTTGGCCAAGATTTTGGAGGTCTTTAATATTTTTATCTTGTAGGTAGTAAGCTCCCCCTGCTCCTAGTACTCCACTTAGCAAGTCTCCATAATTATCTAGAAAATCGCTCATTAGTTAGACCCTCTTAAAAAGTTGGTAATAATTTTAAAATAGTTGTGCATTAGATAAGTCTCCCTAATAGAGCGTGTATGTCAATTTTTTGAATAGAAAATTCTGAACTGTTTATTTGAGCTTCGATACCAATAGTGACTACTTCACCACTACCAGAAGAATTTACTTTGGGGGTTTGTATTAAAGTGCCTTTTGTATATTCAGCAGTAGTGTTATACTCACTTGTTCCATACTCCGCAATATTGGCTACTGTGCCTGAAAAATTAAATGCTTGTTTAGTATAAGAATCTGTGTAGTCATATCCCCAGTTTAGTGTAACTGCTGTAGTAGGGCTACTAATTAACGTCAAGTTAAACTTTTTTAAAAACTTTAAGTTAGCCGCACTTCCAAAGTCTAAAGGATTACTAAAGTAACTTAACTGATAAGAAGCTGTACCGTCTAAGTATCCTGTATATTTAACAATGCCTGAGTCTTTACCTATGTAAATGCTTTTATCTTCTAACACAGCAAAAGACAAAGGATCAACAGCTGTCCACGTAGTAACACGATGCGCTCCTGACTCATCAAGAGGGCCACGCATATCAAAGCAATACACAAGATTACTTTCACTAAAAGCTAAAAGATAAAACGCCTCGTCTTCGCTGTAAGCAGACTTGATAGGGCTTGTCTGAGCAAGTATAGCATTGGTAATATCGTTGCGAACATTTTTACTAATGTCACGCATAGGCATAGACTTTTCTTGTACAGTCCTACCAAAACTACGTACACCAGAGTCTGATAAAAATATAATGTCCGTACCTGTATGCTGTACTGAGTCACGAGCTACACAACCCACACCTTCTACAGTATCTTGTAGTTTAAACACAGCAGTGTCTGCACTAGGTGTNTCAGCACCTGAGTATATGACTATAGATTTCTTACCAAAAATAATTAAGAATCCGTTATGACCCGCTAAAGAAACTATTTGATCAAAACCTGTAGGCCATACTAATGTTAAGTCTAACGATCCTGAGCTACCACCATGCCAGTTGCTTCCGTCTAAAAGATCAGACCAATATACAGTATAGTTATTATTTGATAAGTCAGCAGCCCATAAACGACCATAAGCAGCTAAAACCTCATTAGCTTGTGGCGCATAGTGAGTTCCGTCTTTTGATTCTATAAGTGTTGTACTTCCCGCAACACTCTTTAATGTAACGTGTTCTCGCTGAGAAAAGTAAACATCATTGTTAAAAGTAACTATCTTCCAGTTGTTAGCTGTGACAGTATAACCAACAGGTAGAGTCACTTCAGTAAGTGTGGTAGTCCCTGTAAATATCTTATTGTTCCCAGCAGAGAATATTGTTTTAGTGCCATCTCTGGCAACAAACTCATGTACAGCCTCTATGCCTCTACTGCTTCCTAGTACAGAAGANCCATTAGAGGATACAGCAGACCAGCCNTTACGAGCGCCTACTCTACCGTACTGGTCAATAACACAGTTGTCAGCAATAGCTGCAAAGGACGGGTTAAGTCCTATAGGAGAATCCATAGTGTTCAGCCCAAAAAATCCTGGGGCTGCTACGGTAATGTTCTGTAGTTTTTGTGCCATTTAAGAATACCAGATAGTTTCTTCAGGATGTTGAGCAGCGTCCATAGCAATAGCATCAGCTAGTGTATTATCTGCCAGTGCAAACAGTTCTGCTGCTGATGTGCCACCAGTCTCTCCACGCTCTCTCGCGCCTAATGCAGTGGCTATTTGTATAACAGGTGACGAAGGAATAACTAAAGATGTTGAATCTTCTGTAAAGTCTGCTGTACGTTGAACAACATTAAAGTCTAAGTTATACACACCGTTGGGTTTAGGATACACGTCAACAGTAGTATCTCCGTTAGTATCTACTCCTTTAAAGTTGTAGAACTGCGGGACTCCTGTAGGTGGTGTAGCGATTAAATAAGCATTATTCATCCAAGCAGTGCCACGGTACTGCATCTCAGTTTTTTGTGTATCGTTATTAACAGACAACAGTTTTGTTTTATTCTGTGAGCCAGTTAAAGAATAGTTATAAGAAGAGTCAGAAGTAGTAACTGTAATAGTAGTACGCAAAGCAGTCCAATCGTAAGCGTCTTCTACTGATCGTTTAGCATCGTTGACAAACTCACCTATAAGTTTAGAGTATGAGTTCTGACCAACAGTGGTTACTTCATCCTCCCGCAGTCTTCGCAATACGCTGTTAACTAATTGTAAGTATGTCATTATTATTCAAACCTTTTTAAACGTTGATTGTTGGTTAGCATTCTCTGAGGCATATTGCGTAACCGTTGTGCTTCTTGTTGTTGTAAAAACTGCTGTATAGGGTTAACTTGTGGTGCATTATAAACAGGTACTGTAGGAGTAGGCATTACACTAAAAGGTAGAAGTTCCTGTGTAGAGCCTACTTGAGTTTCTAACTGTAACATGTCTGCAAACAAGGAGTCTGTGGTTCGTGTGGGACTCTGAAAACCTGAGCCAACACCTGAGCCAATACCTGAGCCATCATCACCATCACCACCATCACCATCATCGCCATCTACTCCATCTACTCCATCATCGCCATCTACTCCATCTACTCCATCATCGCCATCTACTCCATCTACTCCATCATCGCCATCTACTCCATCTACTCCATCTACTCCATCATCGCCATTAAGAGGATCATCAGTAGTAGTAGTAGTAGGCTCATCAGCAGTAGTATCTACAACAGGATCAGTAGTAGTGGTATCAGTAACAGGATCAGTAGTAGTGGTATCAGTAACAGGATCAGTAGTAGTGGTAGTATCTATAGGATCAGTAGTAGTGGTAGTATCTACAGGATCAGTAGTAGTGGTAGTATCTACAGGATCAGTAGTATCTATAACAGTATCAGTAGTATCTATAACAGTATCAGTAGTATCTATAACAGGATCAGTAGTATCTTCAGTGATGTCGCTTAGAATATCTATAACAGTAGTAGTATTATTAGTATCCTCAGACTCAACAGTCCTATGCTCCCAGTCATAAATTTCTTGAGTACTTACCGTACCATCGTTATTGGTATCTACGTCATTAAAAGAACCACCAAGCCACCCGTCAGGGAACCGATTGTTAAACTCATCTTCGCTCTCGTATGCGTCAAAGTCTCCTTCTACGAATATAGTTTCTGGAGGGTAGTCTGCATACACCTCTTCGGCAGGAACACCGGCTAACACTTCATCTAGGTGGTTTCCTCCCATTCTTTCGTATTCTTGCTCTAAACGCTCCCTAAGAACAGGGTCTGTCTCGTTTAGAATAGTCTCATAAATTTGTCTCGCTACCGAACCATCCATAGAATCAGGATCAAATTCAGGATTATTTTCGTAACGTCCTTGAAGGACTTGGTCAATGTCTGGGTCTTCTTCTAACGCAGTACCGTCAACCTCATTAATATCTACTGTTTCTTGTGCTTGAGCTGCTGCTGCTGCTTCGGCTATTGCTGCTGCTTGTGCTTCTACGGCTGCTTGTTCTTCTTCCGATAATTGAGCTTCTGCTGCTGCTTCGGCTTGAGCTGCTGCTTCGGCTGCTGCTTG